CAGGAACATCGGTATCTGATTGTACACCATCTACATCACTTAAACGTACACGCCAAGTAACCTGAGTACCATTACGACGAAGGGTATCAAGAGTAGCGTGGTTAGCTGGATTGTAGTTAAGGGTAAATTCAAGAGTTGGAGCGTCTGATTGACCACCAACTTGTTGCGATTGACCTTGTCCGTAAACAGGTACGTTTACAATATTAGCAGGAGTACCAAGTGAAGGAAATTCACGAAGGTCACCTACTAGAGTAACGTTATTAGCACCTGTAAAAAGTGCTTTTGCATTTGCTCCTCGAGTGGCTGCACTTGCTGCTGTAAAATCAGCAGGAGTTCCGTCTGAATAAGCAAGTGAAGCAAAACGAACAGCTGTAATACTGTTAATATGAGCCATTGTTAGTCCTTAGTATTTTTTAAATGAAATTGTGTAATCCGCTCTAAATAGCGAATTGTCATCTGGATCTACGCCTAAGAAAGATAAAGCACTAGTGCCAGTCTGAGTGCCATTACTTAAAGTTTTAGCTTGAAGTACATCGTCTAATTCATCTGCAATTTGTGCAATTCTTCTACTGCCTAAACCTGTTTGTACATAAATTTGAACTATAATTTGACCTTGTACACTTAAATTACTATAAATATTAAGAGGTCTTGAGGGAACCACTTCTAATTTAATAAATTCAGTTGTATAAGATCCAGTATAGTTAACAGGATATGCTTGAATGCTTTTTGAAGTCCATGAGGAAGTAGCAAAAATTCCTTCAATATCTTCAATAACCTCTGTAAATTTAGCCATATTAACCTCCGCTAATGTCGGCTTCTATTAAAAAACCATTATTAGTAAAAGAATTAATATTGTAAGTTTTTCCATTTACTGTAATAGAATCATATAGATTAAATTCTGTAACATCTTCTGCATTAATTAAAAGTATATCTTTTGCAGTAGTTGTATTTAAAGGATCTTTTGGATCTTTCTTTCCTTCTACTAACACACCTTTTACAATCACAGAAGCTTTATCAGAAACAGTAGTTTGACCTGTTGCAAAATTATAAGAGCTTGCAGATTTATTGGTTAAAGTAATGTCTTGGGCTAGATCTTCTAAATAACTGTCAAATGCTTTTTTCACTTGACTTTTTATTAAAGATTTTAATGCCATTAGTTAGACCTAAACCATTTTGAAGAGCCACCATTAATTAATAGTGGTCTAATTAAATTACTTACTAACCTAGAACGAGCAGGAATTTCCGAATTACCATTAAGACCATCAATAGTAATGGATCCAACTTCAACCCTATCTGGAAGACCTCCAGTATTGTCAAGAAGTCCATCATTATTTAAATAATGGTATGCTTGTTCTATTGTTGCTGTTTTAATTAAACGAATTTCTAAAGGTAAGTTATATAAAGCAGTAGTAAAAACTTCTGATGTTAATAAACTTAGCTCTGTCCAAACATAATCTTTATTAAATTGTACATCACGACCTCTTTGAGGGCTATAAATAGCACCTGTTCGAGGCCATGACATAGATTGATCAGTGTCAGTAACATACCCAGTGTAGGCAAGAGTGTCCAAGTATCTAGTTGCAGTAACTAGAGCTTGCTCCTTAAGCGTGTCATCAGCTGATTCCCACGTAGCTACGTCAATACGAGACTCAAAATAAATATCAGCCTCTTCTATAGTAGCATAGCTATTGATGCCTAGCACTAAAGCCATACCTCACCTCTCAATTAAGCGTGGAAGATTGGAAGAATACCAAGATTCAACACGTCATACTTGCGGTCCCATGACGCTGCTGCATTATAAGTAGCATTAGTTGCAAACGCAGTGGCCGCACCAGTCCAATCATAACCCATTGGATGCATAACGTAACCCCAACGATACCACATATCAGTAGTTCCGCCACCGTTATACTTGTTAGCATCACGATACATTTCTACTGGCATTGGAACAGCAAGTTGTGCCATTTCAACAGCACCTGGCTTAACCATAAATGTGGTCTTAACAGAATTAGCGTGTACATTAGAGTCTGCACCACGGTTACCCTGATCAGCACGAGTCATAAGAAGACGGAACTTACCACCAAAAGCAGTAGTAAATTCAAGATTTCCTTCAGTAACAGTAGTTTGATCAACAATGTTAGCAACACGTAATTGAGTCATAACTTCTGGAGAAGTAATCATATATACGAAATCTGGTTCATGATCGGCAAAACCAAGAGAAAGAGCAGTAAATAGGTTTTCAGCACGAATAGCACCATAACCTGTAGAAATACCACCAGCAGTCAAAAGACCTTGATCAGTATCAGTACCAAAAGCACCGCCTGCGTTAACGTCTACAAAGAAACCAATTCCGTCTGAATCATAGTTACCGCCAAAAGCGCTGTAACCAGTTCCAACTGCTGCTTCATTTTTAGCAACACCTTGAAGGATGTTAATAATTGCATCATGCTCGTCTTGAGCACGAACTTCACCAAAATCACGAGCGATTTTAGCAAGGCCGTCTTGCTGAGAAATAACACGTTGCATGTTAATCTCTTGTGCGCCATGTGTACGGACTGTTTTGACATAAGTCAGGTAGTCTGAAGTATACGCTTGCTTTGAACCGTCAGTTGCAACACTAGTAGAAGCAACATTTACTGTTTGTGAAGCATAAGGCTTATAGAAACGAGTTTGACCAATAAAAGTTTCAGTGTTAGGATCAACTTGAGCATTAGAGCCTACGATTCCAGTACCTGATAATTTTTTGGCATTAGTATACATTTCATCAGAGTAAGCTGAAAGAGCACTCTGAATGGCAAATGAAAAATTGCCAATAGTTGTATTAGAAGAGATTGCCATTTTTATTCCTTAAAAATATTTTAGTAACCGAAACTTCCTGAAGGGCTTTGTTTAGAAAAATGTTGTAACAATTCTTCAGTATTCATTTCAGTTAATGGTTTGTCTAAATTTGTATTAGCAGTTCCAGCGGCTTGCGCCATTCCTAAACCACTATTTGTTTTTGCTTTCAAAAGAAAAGTGTTTTCTTCGTCTTTTGTAAAATGATCAACATATTCCTTGATAGAGATACCACTCTTATGAGTCCAACGTCCAGATTCATCTTGGATCAGTTGGCCTAGAATTCTTTCTTGAGCCATTTCTGCGGCCACGTCTGAACGGAAGTCTACACCTCTCATTGCATCACGCACTGCTTGATCACGAGTAAGCTTGGTGTTTTCTTTCTGGAGAGTCTCTAAACGCGCATTTAACTCAGCCATTTTTAATTCAGCAACTTCTTTATGTTTGCCTTCATCTTCCATCCGTTTAATTTCTGCTTTTCTCTTCTCTTCTTCAAGCGTAACTTTTTCTTTAATAGCTTGATCACGCAATTTATAAACTTCATCTAGTTTATCTTTAAATGCTGATTTTGCTTGATTAACTTCTTCTTGAACACGACGTTCAATCATTTGTTTTAAATCAACATCATTTAAGCGTTCGTCTAACTCTTGTTTTGCTGAAGGTTTGTTAATAGAGTTTTCTGCAGAAAGATTCTCTTTACCTATTTGGGTTTCAAGGGTATTAATAGCAGCTTCTGCCGCTGCAATATTCTCATTTAATTCCGAAATTTTTTCTTCTGACATTGTATTTCCTTAGAGCACTGCTCTTAAAAAGAATTGGTCACCGACCAAATAATAAAAATTATAAATAATAAAGTATAAAAA